TCTTTCAAGGTTATTTATGTGAAACTGTGATAGCATGTCCAATTCCAAGAGACTTATCGAGACGATAGTATCCAAGCTCAAGAACGCCCTTCTGAACGAAGAAGAGGCTGAAACCGGAGAAATGGACGATGCCGTCAGTCCAAGCTCTGAAAACCCCGCACAACTGGCCATTAACGCAAAGCAAAGTGCCAACCTGTATGGCGACAGACTTGGCAGCACGGATAAGCTCAGGGCCAACGAGATCATCAAGAACACTCTTCTCAAGGGCTATGCTGGTGCTGTCGACGCTACGTTCATCGACGATTTGGATACCAGATTCCAGAACAACAAGAGAATAAGCTTGGATACACCCAAGACGCTGTCCTACGATTACATCATCCAAAGCTTGATTTCCCTATACCACACACCAGACGGCCAATTGGCCGACATTGGTGGGCAATCGTATCCGGTAACGGCGAACATGAAGAAGAACGTCTACGAAGGTTTGCTCAAGATGTTCGACTTGCAAGACACCATGAGAAGATGGAGATTCTTCATCTTCGGTTCCAACATTCCGGGTGTATCCCTTGTTCCATCCAATCTCAGGCCCAAAATTTCTCTTAAGCCAGATGGAACGTATGATTTCGATGAGGTGGATAAGTACGTCGAGTATCTCAATTTCTGGCTCAAGAGCGGGCAATTGATACACATTCTCAACAAGAGCAGCGCATCGCACAAAGGGTTCGCTTATGTATTGACAGCCCTCAGGAACAAGTACATCGATCTAAAGCGTTATGAATCTAGCCCCGCTCGTAAGGCCGCAAGCTATGACGCATATACAGACCCTAATTACAGTGCCGATCTATCCAGTCCAACAGCGCTAGGTGCCAAGAAAGACCTTGGCGGTAGGATAGACACCACCATGGACCTTAGGAACCTAGGCGGTAAGGACAGGGGCGAAGATCCAGCGCACCACACGTTGAAGCATTTTGTCAACGCGTTGAAAGTCGATATCGCTGGCACCGACAACTCAGGCCTCAATGATTCAGAATATGAGACCATGGCAAGAGAGATCGGTTCAAATTTGATGAATTTCGTTGAAGAGAAATTCGGAGGAACCGATAAAGCATATGTTGTTGACCTGTTCAAAGCGAAGCTGAACAGAGACCCAGCGTCGTTGAATGACATAACGGACCCCAAGTACGCTGCCATTTATCCAACAGCCCATGCAGCATTCACTGGTAAGCCTAGAAACTATCCACAAGTCTATTTCAGGAATGCATATTCCAAGGTCATAAAACCAGAGGCCGATCGTCTTGAAAAGGAATACATCTACAAGATGGACCTTGACATGACCCCGCAGGGTGCAAGCGATGATTGGAGAGAGAAGGGAGATGCTGGTGATGCAGACAAACTACAATACACGGACTACAAGGATCCGCATAGCATGCACAAGCGTGTCAATGCCATAACTGGCAAGCCAGAAACATTCGTTGACTATGGAGATTACTTCAACAGTCTCGAAGAGGGCAGCAAGGCAAAAAGCACGCTCAGCAACATTCAGGCTGCTGTCGACAATTTCTTCCTCACTGACTGACCACTACGGCTTTGAAATCGGGGTCATCGACCTTAAAGAGCGTGCCATCCGGCATACGCTTGTAGATGTTCAATTCTGAATCGAACATCACTTTGTCGTAGTTCATCTTCGTAATCACTTTTCCGCCCTTCGTTATGCGGATGACAGGACGTGCTTCTGTCTTCAAGTATGATTCGAATATCTCGTCGATATCCGAATGGAATTTATCATTCTCCCTTGCCATTGCCTTTCATTTGAGCGATCATGTCCTTGATCCTTGGTAATTCAGCCTGAAGCATGATATCGAACTCTGGCATCAATGACTGAGGAATATCATCCAGACTTACCCATTCATATCCGGCCAACTCTCCACCATCCACCACGTTGGGCTCTACTTCACTATCAAAAAACCCAATGAATGTATAGTAGACGACTCGGTGGTCCTCATACACATGCACTGGTTCGGCCACGAAATGATAGTCATCGTGTATGAGGGTCTCCTCTTTGAACTCCCTACGTGCGCAATCCTCTATCGTCTTATCGCCTTTTTCGGATTCGAACTTGCCTCCCCAAGAGGCCCATGTGCCACCGAAGTCAACCTGCTCTCTCCTTCTGGAAAGAAGCATGCGCTCAGTAGCAAGGCATATTGGAAGAACGCCAGCCGCTAATAGTTTACCCTTGTTTTCCATGGTCTTTATACGTGCAAAGATAATCAGGGGTTTCCATAGAGCATGTAATACAGCTTGTGTCGTGAGCGGGATACTGCCACATAGTGTATGTTTCGTTCCTCTATGTCCTTATCGTCGTAATTGAAACTCACTTTCTTGAACTGCTTGTCCGGAAGCGTGAAACCGTTGTCATCAAGTATCTCAGGAGCTATGGAGTTCACCACAACGCAAACATCGAATTCGCGGCCCTTGCTCTTATGGATGGAAGTGATGAATTTCTTTGAGTCCTTGTTATCCTCTATGAATTGAATGATGGCATCATACGTGCCGAACTTGCTTACCAGTGAGTCCAATTTATGCTTGAGCATCGGATGGACCTTACCTTCCTTGTAGTGCAGTATATCCCTAGGTGTTATGAAATTGAAGTATCGCAATGGATACTTCATTTTCAAGAACACTTCCTCCATGTATTTGATGACCTTATTGGTCCTTACCAGTACGGCCACTTCCTCATGCGCATCCAACACATCCTTCAATTGTTCCACTTTGGTCATGACCTCGAACTCCACCTCTCCTGCATCAACACTATTGGCTGTTGCCTTCAGGTTGGAATAGTTGTTCGAATTCTCAACGATGGACATATCGCTGCGGAAGTTGATTGAAAGAGTCATGTCTTCAACATCCCTTCTTTCCCTTAGCATGGTATCCAGCTTGGCGCAATTCGCTCCAGAATATCCGAAAATGCTCTGGTTCGGATCTCCGATCAGGTAATAATACCTAGCGTTCAAAGCAAGCAAGGTTCTGAGTTGAATGGTGCTGGTATCCTGATACTCATCAACGAAGATGTAGTCATATTTCCCCTTCCATATGCTGAGCCACTTATCCTCCTTGAACATCTCATGAACCTCTATGAGCATGTCCGCGAAATCCCTTGCCTTTCTTTCTCTCTGGTACTTCTCATAATCCAAGAAGTATTCCGGCATTTTCGCTCTTACTCCATCCGCACGTTGCAGCTTGAAAGCACTGATCTGACCTGAAATGAGGTCAGCGTTCTCATACATCTCAGCTATGCTGCTCCTGAACTCGTCTTTCTCCTGCCACTTCGCTTGTGGATGCGGCTTGTAGGACGCCTTGTACCATTCAATGAAATCGAAGAAATTCGTTATGTCCTTCTTCTTGCCTGCTCGAAGGAGTATGGAAAGACAGAACGCATGGATAGTGGTTACCTTGATATCACTGTTGTTGATCCTTTTGATCAGTTCGTCAGTAGCTGCTTTCGTGAATGAGAAGAATATGATTCGCTTCGGATCAACGCCTCTACGTAAAAGACTCTTAAGCCTCTCGGTAGTGCTGCGCGTTTTTCCGCTGCCAGCAGTGGCTCGAAGTATGATGCTCTTCTTGCCATCATACTCAATGAATCTCAGTTGCTCCTCAGTGCTTGAACTGATCTCGATCGCGTCTAAGAGATCTAGTTGAGCCGCTGTGCTAGCCTTCTTTCTTTTCGCCATGCGTTATCAGGCTGTTGCCTTGCTCTTGGCCTTCTTTAGGATACGCTCGGCTATGTCCAGCGTATCCTTTGACAAACTAGCCTTATCGGACCTCATCCAATCATAGTATCCGGGGTCATCTTTCAGAAGGACGTCGGACACCAGTTTATCCTTGTGTTTTCCGAAGGCAAAAACAGGTCGATTGTTCTCATTCAATATGAACCACCCCTTTACATCAAGCATCTTGCTGTTGATACCCTTCTTGGCAAGAGCGTCAGCGATATCTTCAGACCCTTCCATCATCGGAGCGATCATGCGATCCAGCATCGTATCACAGATGCCTACATACTCTTCTGTTCCTATCGGCCGTTTATCTTCGAAAGCGGCATCGACATACTGTGTCACGGCTGATGCGAACGTCCTTGGGTTCTGCTTCACATAGATCTCATAAAGGTCATATACAGACCGATTCACCACTGTGAATTCAAGACCCATGCGCGAGAATTCGCTGGCTAGCATTTCTATGTCGAACTTGACATTGAATCCGGCGATGTCAGCACCGTCCAAAAACGCCAGTAGATTCTTACCCACCTGATCGAACGTCATTTCTTTTTCCACGGCCTGATTCGTAATGCCGTGTATATCGATGGCCTCCTGAGGTATCAGGCATTCTGGATTGATAAGCCGGGTGCCTGTCTTGGACTTTCCATTCGGTGAATGCCTCGTAATGGTGATCGCCACAATTCTGTCCGTGCTGGTGTTCAAACCTGTCGTATGGACCTTTATGATTGCGAGCGGCCTTTTGATCTTCGTATTCATGGTGATATGGAATATGCTTTGCTGAAGCAAAGATACACCTTAAAACAGAATAGTGATACTTTGAACGAAAATGATGATCCGCTCAGAAGGACATTTTCAGGAATTCCTTGAGTCTGACGCTCTTATCGAACACCCTCAACTTCTTGATCGCCTCTATCATTATCTGCCGGACGCGCTCATTGGTCAATCCCAGCGTCTGTCCCATCTCCTTCAATGTCATCGGAACGGCATCATTCAGTCCGTAATACATCGTGATGATGTTCCTCTCCCTTTCAGACAGGGACGACATGGCCTTCTTCAATTCATTGCGCAACGACTCGTAATTCATGCCATTCTCGATCTCCTCATAATCTCCCCCTTCCAGCATATCCTCAAAACGAAGCCCCTCTGAATTCGGAAGTGGTTCATCTAGTCGTGATTCGAAGTTTCCTTCTATAAGGTAGCTTTTTACATCGTTGGCCGTGACATCGGCGATGTCGATTATCTCCGACTCGCTTGGCGCTCTCTCCAGCTTCTGGGTCAATTTCTCCTTGGCCTTGGTGATCTTGTTGATGGAGTTGATCTTATTGATCGGCAATCGTATGTTGCTCTTATTGTCGTTGATGGACTTGATGATCGACTGTCGGACCCACCAGACAGCATAGCTGATGAATTTGAATCCTTTGGTCTCATCAAAGCGATTGACAGCCTCCATCAAGCCGATATTGCCTTCACTTATGAGATCCTCCAGAGGAAGGCCGCTGGCCGTATACTCCTTGGCAACGGAAATGACGAACCGTAGGTTGCACTTGATCAGTTCGTCGAATGCCTGCTTATCTCCGGCTTTCGCTCTTATTGCCAGTTCGATCTGTTCGTCACCGCTCAGGACGTCTGTTTTCTTGACGTCCTTGTAATAGTTCTTGATGGCAACATTCTCCTTATACGTTTCTATTTCGCTCATTTATTACAACTCCATATCAATCTTCCCACTTCAGTGTGGAGAAGAAACTCTTCACTCTCTCAAAGTCCTCCTTATTGGTTATCGCCATATAGGTGCTGTTCACTTTGCCCCTATCGTTGGTTGAATATCCCTGTATCTGTATGTTCAGGTATCTTACTTCGCGCCCTTTCTCCCTGTGGCTCATGAGATCAAACTCCACATTTCCATGTTCGGATCCGACGCTCATATAAGTTTCCGTCATTACGGACTCGATTTCCTGTATCTCCTCCATAGGAGACTCCTCTTCCAACTCAGAAGAGGCTACATTCGGAACCATAGCCTGTTGCACCGTCTCTTGAGCAGGCGCTGTTTGAGGAGCGGGTTGCGGAGCAGGTTGAACAGATTGAACAGGTTGAACAGGTTGAACAGGCAATTGCTGCTTTGCCGAATTGATCTTCTTGATGCTTTCAGCCAAAGGTGGAAGCTTGGGCACATTGGGCACGCCTACCTTTTTCTGAATGTTTGCTTGAGTTGTGGACATGAGATTTCCTGTGTTCCGGAAGACCTTTATCAAATATAGTAAAATCCCAACAAAAATACAAATGATGATCCACTCAAAGAGACTTCCCGTTGTGAATGTTTGTGACGTGATGATCGATGAACTCAACACTTGGATATGTCTCCTCAACGCTGGTCTTTGCGGCTTGAAGCCAATCCAGCCTGTCTTCATAAAAATGCACCCTTTCCCATCCATTTTCCTCGATGGATTGAAGAATGGTCCGCACTTTGAATTGCTGTATGCTTGTTGAGGCATTTTCAGGATAGCAATATAAACCTTGATTGGGCAAATGAAGGCCCAGTTCCTTGAGTCTATCGGAAATGACACCCTTCAATTCAGTACCTCTTCCTGTGATGATCATCTGGTTCTCTGCTGCTCGATAAGCATTCACCACTTCATCATTGAGGCCTTTACCAACGGTATTGGGGTCCTTATGAAATCCACGTATTTGAGCTATGATGACATGCCTATCCTTGACACCAAGGCATTTGAGCGCATCCTTTATCGATGAAGCCTTTACCCCCACCTGTTTGGCAAAGGTCTCTGGTTTTGGAAATTCCGTTTTTGCACGTTCAAACTTGTCCTCAAAAATGTCGAGGTACGATGCTTGCGTGGGATTTCCAGTTGCCATGTCAATCATGACAATGAAATCTCCGCTCACCTTGAAATCAATGCTCTTTGACATGAAGAGCATGAATATGCGCTTGAGATTGCTCAAGAAGTCCTCCACGTGATCATGACGCTGGTCTCGTATCATGTCAGCGAACGTTGGCGTGGTAAGCAACGTATCGTCCATATCGAATATGTGGATCTCCTTCATGCGAACATTTTGTCCCTCTCTTACGTATAAAACATTGTCTTGGATACATAGAACACGAAAATGCGTTTACGCAGGAATCTCTATAGCATCAGGTTCGCCAACAGCAACCCGCCTTCAGTGGTCAAAAAAGCAATGCGCCTCACCTTCCCGAACAATGATGGAGATGATGCAGTGCTCAAGATGGACAGCCATTCGTATATGGTGTATTCCTCTCAGAGTCAGAAGGATATCAATCTTATGATCGGCATCAACCTAGTCGATGACATTGATGATTTCAGCATCATGAAGCTTGATTACGATGCCGCAATGTCCATTTTCACGGACCGCTTGGACACGATCGAATTCCTCAAAATGATCAAGCAAGATGTCTTTGACGAGTCGGTTCCTCCCAGCCAAAAGGAGGTGGATGACATTCTTGACAAGCTCTCACGCGACAGTTTTGGCCAAATCAGCGACGAGGAACGACGAAGGCTGGATGCCTTCTGATCATGCCGTGGCTGGCAATTGGCTCAATATGGAGTCCAACTCCTCTTCAGGCAAGGTATTGAACGCATCATCGAACGTAAGAACCTTATTGATGTTCTTGGCGTAGATGAACCGTTGATTGCTTGTATCCGCATACCATTTCTGCCCTCTTATGGTCACCATGGGCAAGTCCATTTCAAGGCCTCTTTTCCTTGTGGCTGTCATTCTGGGTCTGTTCTCCAGATCCTCGTACGACAAATCATATGACCCTCGGCTATTCACAATGCTCCTGATGCGCCCTATCGTCATCTGGTATTGCGTGTTCTGAGGAACTGCATTATCGCTGGTGAAGACGACGTTTTCCAGTTCATTGCCTCGCACGATGACCCAAATGTTGTTTCCCTTGGTCGGAACAGCCTTATCGCTCACATAGGCTGTATAGACAGTCCCGGACCTGAAGATGTTCACGGCCACATTCGATTGACCCGGAAAATTCACTTTCTCCAACAAAGACAAGGCTTCATCCACGTTCTTGGTGTTGAACGCAGGGGTTATACGCTCTGGATCATACAGCCGTTCTTTGACCCTATCAACGAAATGGGGCAATAACTTGGCCTCTGCCAACAGGACGTTCCTGATGATGGCACGTAGCGAATCCATCAATACAAGTCCTTGTATTTAAGGATTTTCTGCATCTTGACCGCGTCCAGCACCATGCCTTGGCCATCTTTCAGCGTAATGATGTAATTCTTCGAAATGGCGTCCTCAAGAAGTTCAAAGCTCAAGCGCGTGCCTTCAACCGAAAATCCTCTTTGTGAGAATATCGCGGTCCAAGGCGTTTCCGTCTTGGTATCGAACTGAACCCGAGTGGAACCTTTGCGCTTTGGCTTTTGAGGCAAAGCCTCATTCACTAGGCGCATGATGCCTTCTGCTATCTTCTTGTCCATGTGGCCGTTCCCTTTTCCATAAATAGGGGAACAGTCGATCACAGCGGGTTATTCCTCAGCCCCTTTCTCTTTTGCCGCATTCAAGTATTCAGCAGTCTCTCTTTCAATGATTCCCTCATTAGCGCCAGAGAGCTTGTTGATAAGCTCGTTCAACTTCTTCGCTCTGAACAGTCTTTGCTTCAATCTCCGCTCAAGCCGAATGTGCCTCTCATCTCTTGACCGCTTTTCCCTCATGAACCTTTTCAGACCGCGCTTGGCATTGGCCACCCTTTGCTTCTTCCTGCTATTGTTCTTTCTCATGCTACAATATAAGAGAAACGAGCCGACAGTCCAAATTCAATGACCAGCAAAAAGAAAGGGGCGGTAGAACCGCCCCTTTCTTGAAAGTTGTTCAACTTACTGTGCCATAGTATCCACCGATGCCGTCACAGTAGTATCCGCAATGGTCGATGTTACAGCAGCGGTGTCGACAACGGCTTCAGCCGCAACCGTCGAATCTGCTTGGGCAGCAGTCGCATCCTGTTCAGGAGAACCGCAGGATGCCAGTGCGATGACGCACACAAGTGTCAAAATCTTCTTCATGTTGTTATTGAATTTGGGCGCAAATATAGTTCTCTTCCCGACAAAACAAATTCTACTCCAAGAATTTCTTCAGATTGTCTATCTCCATCTTCAATTGAGCAGCTTGCTCATAGTTCTCGGTGTCTATAGCATCCTTCAGATCCGCCTCCTTCTGTTGCAATGTCGATAGCAGGTCCTCATCCTCCATGTGTTCAACCAAGCTCTGTATATCACCCATGCGCTCCATTCTCTGTTCGGGATATCCATACATCGTCAATTCTGAAAGAAGACCGCAAATGAGGTCATATAGCGTGATCTCCTTTCTCGCCTCAAGAAGGGTGACGACATGCATGCTCGTCGTACCTGTTTCACTCTGTTGACCAGATATGAATTCATTCACCATGAGCGTATCGTTCAACTCCACCTTCAGATGTTTCCAATCATTCAATGGAGCACGTGACAAAGCGTGGTAATTGGCTTCCTGACTGTCTCTTGATACTCCGTTCACTTGAAGTCCAAGATAAAGCTCGTTCTCGTGATTGAAGTTGTCGGCCCGGTAATAATCGGCTACCCAAATTATCTCCAAGTGTGATAGGTCCGTTCTCTTGTTTGAGGGCGGTCTCAGCATCTCGTCATAATATGGCCTCAGCCTACGACCTCTTGTGCAGCCCATGAACATGGCATCTATGTCAGCCTCATTCACGATCAATGTGTGAATGATGTCCCCGAGCGTAACTCGCTTGTCTATCTCCACAATGCTTTGAAAATACACATAGATAGACGCATTGGCCTTAGCCCACTTAGTTGCTTTTCCGTTTTCATCGTACTCTTTTGAGTACAGTCCATCCTTCTTGAATCTGACGTAATTCATATCCAGATTGATTTTCTATCAAGATCCGCATCCTATGCATTCGATCTCTGAGCCCGCTGGCCTTTCTGGAAGCGTCTCCATCAAAGGCAAGGCAACAGGCTCAATCGCCCTTGCTTGCACGGCAGGGCTTGGAATCAGAACCTCTCCAGCCTTCTCTTTTGATGCGAGCGCGAGGTGTTTCGCCCCTGTTGATATCGCCTTTGTCCTTACATAGTAGCATAGCGTTTTCAGCCCCTTCCTCCATCCGTAGATAATGGCCGATGAAAGCTTGGAGAACGTGGGATTGTTCATGTACAGATTCATCGACTGTGATTGATCGATGAACGGACCACGGTCCGCTGCCATATTGATTATCTCCTTCTGTGAAATCTCCCAAGTGGTTTCATACTTCTCCTTGAGCTTATCAACTCGACTGATGATCTCCTCATAGCTCTTTTTATCGGGATCTATGTAATGATGGAAGTTGATCTTCTGTATCGATCCATCATTAAGTATGATGTCATTCTTCAAGTCATCAGACCACAGACCTATCTTCTCGAAGTCCTCCACGAGATACTTGTTCACCAGCAGGATTTCTCCTCCCACCACTCTTCGGCTGAATAGCGCTGAGTGAGCCGGTTCCGTCATTTCGAACGAACCCGTCACCTTTGCTGAAGATGCCACTGGCATCTGCGCGGTAAACAGGCTGTTGCAAACGCCGAACTCCTTGACCTTCTCCTTGAGGGAATCCCAATCCCACATGCCGCTCAATTCAATCTCTACGGTCTTCTCTTCCATCTCGCCAGTCTGCTCGTTCATTTCCTGAACGACCTGTTTCCACATGTCGAATTGGAATATGCCTTTCGACATCGGGCTGCCTTTGAAATACTTGTATGGCTTATGCACGCCATCTTCACAAAGCTTGCAACTTTCCGTAATGGCAGCATGATAGATGGTCTCGAATATCTTCTTGTTCAAGCTCTTGGCTTCATCAGAAGTGAATACATAATCAAGCATGAAGAACACGTCGGCCAATCCCTGCACCCCGATGGCTATCGCCCGTTGTTCCAATCCTCCCTTTTCCCCCTTTTTGGTAGTGTAGGAATTGATGTCTATGACCTTGTTCAATCCGCGAACCACCTTTCTTGTCTCTTGGTGAAGCAGTTTGAAATCGAACTTGCCATCGATTATGAAATTCTTGAGCACCATGGATGACAACGTACAGATGGCCGTCGTCTTTTCATCGGTGTACTGATAGATCTCGTTGCACAGATTCGACTGCCGAAGCACGCCTATGTTCTGGTGATTCGTCTTCCTGTTGGCATTGTCCTTTGAGCAGAGATAGGGGACCCCGGTCTCGATCTGCGATTCGTATACTTTTTTCCAGATCTCCTGCGCCTTCACCTTCTTTCCTATGCCGAGCTTGACACCCTTCTGGTACTCCTGCTCGAATTCTTCTCCATACAATTCTTGGAAAGGCCTCAATCCGGCCTTCTTGATGTCATGCGGGCAGAACAGATACCAGTCATCATCATTTTCAACTGCTTTCAGGAACAGGTCCGGCATCCACAACGCAGTGAATAGATCTCTTGCACGCGCTTCTTCAAGGCCTGTATTCCTCTTGATGTCCAGCAGGTCGAACACATCCTTGTGCCATGGCTCAATGTATATGGCGGCTGCACCGGGGCGACGACCTTGTTGATTGAACCCTCTAAGTCCTTCGTTGATGATCTTCAAGTATTTGAGAAGCCCCATCGCGAAGCCGCCTGATGATCTGATGCGCGTCTCTTTGCTTCTGATATTGGACATGCAAAGCCCAATACCCGCTCCTGATGATGAATAACGAGCAACATCCGAGAATGTGTTCAGCAAGCCATCTCCAGAATCCTCCGCATTATACTCCAACACGCACGAGGCCAATTGCGGGACTTTCGTCCCCGCATTGATCATGATAGGCGTTGCTGGTGATATCCTCTGTTCCGACAGGGACTGATAATACTCCTTGGCTTCTTTCAACGAGCTTGTCACCCACAAGGCGACACGTAAATACATATGCTGAGGCCTTTCGACCGATTGGCCATTCTCATCCTTCAAGAGGTACATTTCCTGAAGCGTCCGCCAAGCAAAGAAATCAAAGTTGTAATCCTTGTCGTGATCGATGATGTCATCCACCTTCTTCGCTCCATACTCTTCTATCTTGTCAATGAGGTCTTTATGCACCACCCCTTGTTCATGCAATAGCTTCATCGTCTCGGTAAAACTTGACATCGTTTCCTTGTAATACGAGGATACTGATATCATCGCAGCCAAACGACTGTAATCATAATGGCTTGCCGTGTAGGAAGCGGCTATGTTAGCTATCTGTCTATCAAGATTTCGCGTTTCAAGTCTCCCTTCAAATGGAACCGTTGTCAACGTCTTGAGGCATATCTCATCAGCATTCACTTTCAACCCTCTTGCCGCTTTCTTGATCCGCGTCAAGATCTTCATGGGATTGAATGATACCTCCTCACCATTTCGTTTTACTATCGTTAGCCCAGCCATTATATGTTCAGAATTCGTCTGTTATGTTAAGTTTTTCATTCACCTGAGGCTTCTGGTATTCAGCTACTCTTTTTTCAAAGAAGTTGCCCTTTGTTTCAATTGCGATCTGTTCCATGAATTTGAATGGCTGATCGACGTTAAATACCGGACTGCACTTCAGCTTAATCAACATTTGATCGGTGATGAATTCCAAATATTGTTTCATCAATTCTGAATTCATTCCTACCAAGGACACAGGAAGTGATTCCGTGATGAATTTCTTCTCAATCTCCAATGCCGAGAGAAGTATTTCTTTAATCCTTTCTTCAGAAGGTTTGTTAACAACATGGTTGTTCAACAGATGTATGGCGAAGTCGCAATGCAAATTCTCATCCTTGAAAATCAAACTATTCGCATGGCAAAGTCCATTCATCTTACCAGAATTCTTGAGCCAAAATATGGCACAGAAACTGCCGCTAAAAAAAATACCTTCTACGGCAGCAAAAGCAACGAGACGCTCTTGGAACGTCGTCCCTTTTATCCAATTTAGTGCCCATTCAGCCTTTATTTTGACCGCTGGCAAATGCTCAATCGCATTGAAGCACTCATTTCTTTCATTCGAATCTTTGACATACGTATCAATAAGTAATGAATACATCAGACTATGTATGTTTTCCATTGCTATTTGAAATCCATAGAAGAACTTCGCTTCAGGATATTGAACCTCTTTCAGGAAGTTTTCTGCCAAATTCTCGTTGACGATACCATCACTCGCAG